TCTGTGTTGTTTCGATGAATACTGTGTCGTATAGACGACCAATCTCACCTAGCATGAAGTTACCTGGAGCTGCGTACTTTGTTACTTCGATGAACTCTGGGTTGTCACGAAGCTTGCGGCTCTGGTGTGGGTGGATGAATGCAACATATGTCTCACCCAAACGAGGGATGTTCTTTGTTGCAAGTGTCTCTACTGCATCCTTAACAACTCCTGTTGTTAGGTCGAATGCACCAGTCATAGAAGCACGGGAAGTACCTGCGGTACCTGTTCCGTACCAGTCATTTGCAGCTGTAAGACCTGAGCGGTCATAGCCGTAAATAACTGAAGATGCGGCCATGAGTGTGTCACGTGCCTGACCATCTAGGTATAGAGCCATGTTACGACCAAGAAGACGTGAGGCTGAAGCCATTACGTCATCAAATGATGCGTTAAGTAGTAGCTCTGAAACAGCAATTGCATAGCCATGCTCTGCAACTGTGATTGAGAATTGCTGTGCTGTTAGTGCGTTTGTCTGCATACGCACGCCTTCGACGAGTGAACCCGCGAAGCCGAGGTTGTTGTAACGCATAAAGTTGATCTGTAGACCTGGTGCAACTCCTAGTTCTGTCTTCTTAACAGCGAACTGTTCGAAGCGAAGAATAGGCATTGACTGGAAAAGAATTTCCTTTGACCAGATGGTCTGAATTGCTTGTGTAAGCTGGCTATTGGAGCCAGAGTACGCTGTTGGGGCCGCGGCTAAATTACCGGTACCCGTTACGGCTGATGCCATGTCGGTTTTACTCCTTAGTTAGTTTGTTTAATTACTTAGGTAACTTCTTACCCGAAGATTCCCTTGCCTCGGTCAGATGCGGATTTACCCAGCAACTTTCCTCGGTATTTTGCGTATTCGGTAACCGACATTGCGGCAATCTGCTCCGCAGTAAACGAGTTTTGCTCCATATTAGTGTCCATCGGTCCGGATGGAGGCGCTGTTACACGACTCCCAGTCATTTCTTTACGGGCATTCTGCATTGCAGACTGCGCCGATTCCAGGATTCTTGAAGATCTCTCTCTCAGTCCTGTAATACTTTGTTCGATCTCATCAGGAGTACTTCCTGAAATTAGATCTACGAGCTCTGGCATGATGTTATCACGCTCATCTTCTAAGCGGCGTGTGCGATACTCAGTGAGTTCCGCATATTGACGCTCACGCTCAAGAAGAGTGAAAGCACGTTCGCGTTCTCCGCGTTCTACTTCCAACTTTTGAGCCCACTCTAATTCTTTTGCTTCAAGTAGCTGACGAATATCCATATCTGCTTCAGCCTTTTTCTTAGCTTCTGCTTCTGCTTCTGCTGCACGAGTTGCTGCTTCGGCAAGACGTTCTTCACGCTCTTTCTTGAGCACATTGAGTTCTTCTTTTAGTGAATCTATTTGCGGATAGAGCTTTGATTTTTCCTGCTCACGTACACGCTTTAGATCATCTTCGCTATAAGCCTTGTCTGTCAAGGCTTGCTCTCTTACTGGTGTTGCTACTGTATCTGTTGCTACTGGAACATCGGCTAGAAAAGCGGCCTGTGCTTCAGGTGAATCTACGATATTTGTTGTTTCTGACATGCTTTTTTTCCTTAGGTTTAAGAGGTCGTTGTCCGATTTAGTGCCACGATGACCTGCGGATTATTAGGTGGTAATAGGCTTCCAAACTATTACTAGTTTGTCTGCCTAAACTTGTTATTCTGGCTTATCCGAATCTGGGACCCTCTTTTGAGGAATCTTAGTTCCGTATGCCTCTGTAACAAGTTCAACTTGAGTCTGTTGCAGTTCTTGCAAGACTCCTTCTTCTAGTGGGGAAATTACCCCAGGTTGTCCGGTAGGTCCAGGTCCAACTCCCTGTCCAGGATCTTGTCCTGGAGGTGTGGTTCCATCTGGAAGAATTCCGGTTAAAGATGCAATAGAGGATGCAATTTGATTTCTTACTAGTTGGAGAGCTCCGTCGGCTTTAGCGTCAGCAATTAGCTCTGAACGGATCTCCTCAAGCTTTTCATCTGGGAACTCTTCGCCAAGTTGACGTAAAGCTCCTTCACGACTCTCAAGACCCATAGCCATTTTGCTCTGAATTTCATTTAATACAATGAGCTTATCTAATGGGAGTGGAGGTGGAAAATGTACTGTTGATTCGTAGGTAGTAGGATCATCAAGATTTAATACTGGAAGTTGGAACTTCTTTATAGGTCCATTCTTAGCTTGGTCCCAAATAAATAACTCTGGTTCTTTAAATGCAAGTGTGCGAAGAATAAGACTATTGATCTGCTGCATTCCCTCGCCGTATTGAATCATCTTCTGTTGATAACGATTCATCAATGGCTGGTACTGAATAGAAAGGGCAACACCTGAAGTATTAGAAATTGGTTGTACTTGTCCAAGAGCTGTCTCTGGAACACCAACCATTTCGTGCATTGCAGTTTTGATTATCTTTAGGTACTCCATGGCTCCTTGAAGGCCTTGACCGCCACCTTCTAGGTTAAAGACTTGAGCGTCTTTTGGTAGCCCGCCCCAGACCTTCTTAGGTCCCTTTTCAAGGGAGGAGGCCTTAGCACCTGTGATAACTGTAACTGGTGCCGCATGGTAGTTAATGATGTCTGCAACATCTGTTGCTACTTCGTTATAGTTACGGTTTAGAACAATAATATCGTGGCAGTCTGATAAGCCCCAAGGGGATCCAGAAACCAATACGTTTGCAATGTGAATGATTGGAACTACGCCAATAGGGTTTGGACGAGAGTCAATTAGCTCATCGTTAATATATTCTTCAATTCTGTCATCAGTCAAGATCTCTGTGTAGGTGTAGACCTGACGAGTACCTTCCATAGAAGTACCCCAAAAACGGTACTTAAGCTTAAAACGAATTAAACGTGAACGATCATGCGGGTGGAACTCTGGGAAACAAAAAGAAGAGTTTAAAGGAAGTACACGTACACGTCCTGCGTGCATAGCACCAATAGAGTCTTGATAAGCTTCTTCGTAAGCTACTTTGACAAAACAATCGCCAGATACTCCGCCTTGCTGTCCCATCTCCCACATAACAGAATGTTTATCATTATCTACTTCCCAGACTCTCTTTAACATATCTGGTACTACTGATTCTGTTTCTGCTGGACTGCGGAAAGATGCTCCGCGACCAAATGTAAAGTTACATATGTAATCTGTAAACGCTCTATAATAATTGTAAACCATTTGTGATTCGCCTATTTCACGGCGATAAGACCAATGATGGCCAAGATACATTGCCCAATTAAGCGAGTAACGATTTAGTCTTGGACCGTGTACTTCAAATTCTTCATCAGCAAGTTCTACTAAACCAAGAGGAGAAATAGAGATTGTTAAGTCGGAAGACGCAGCTCTATAACTGGGAGGTGAAAAATCAATGCCACCGGCCATTACTCACAACTCCCCATCTTAATTTTTTAAACCCCTTTGTTTTCTTCTCTAACTCTTACTTAGAATATATCTAAGTAAAAACTTCCAACCCCGGAGAAGGGGTGCGGGGTTGGAAGCTTCTACAGTCTACTATATTTAATCTGCTACTTGAGCAGGGTTCATACGTTGCTGGCGTCCACCTGAGCGGATTACCTCTTCAATAACAACCTGTGAATGATCACCGAAGTTACCTTGGGAAAACTCTGCGTTATAGGCTGGAGCCTCTGGCCATGCGGCTGAACCGACATGTGCACGTTGTTTCATTGTTTCTTCTGGATACTTTTCAAACACGTTAACATTGTGGTTTGGACGACCCGCTGGGGTGTCATATCCTTGATCTAGTCCCAATTGAAAATCTTGTGGGACATCTGTGTCAGTTGCAATACCTTCTTCAAAGCGAAGTGGTCCGCGTTGTCCTGGTACTGATCCTGCCATCTTGCGTTCGTATGTTGCGCCAACCTTCTCAGGGAACTGAGGTGTTGGAGCAATGTTATCTACTGCCATGTTTACTCCTTATGCATAGGGATTGAGGGTCCTCAGGTATAAGTCTCTACCTTAGGACTGCTTTTTAAATGCTAAATTAAGAAAAAAATGGGGAGGCACTTACTTCTACTGTAGGCATCACCATATCCTGGGTCATGGCACAAGCTATGGCTAGAGAGTCCACAAAGTCGTCGTGGGCGTGGGCTTCATCAGGAGCAGCCACTAAAAAGTTTGGCCCCTTGTACTGGACTTCTGCGTCAGTCATTTGTTGATAAAATTTCTTCCAAAGACGTAAACGACGAGTTTTTGCGTGGGCAGGCCAAGAAACCATCTGACGTTGGATTAGTGCTTGTAGGTGCTTCCATCTCTTAGATTGTTCCGAAGGACTTGAGGTAATGGGGACTACCTCAGCTCTAGGCATAAGAACTTTTAAACGTCCAGCTACAGCATCTCCAACACCGTTAGAGTCCACACCAATTGCCAGGACGTCATAGTTACCCAAGAAGTTAACTATTTGGAAGTATTGTTCTTCCCAGTCATCGCCTTGAATTTCTAGCCAATTAAGAACACGATGGTCATAATAACCAAATTCATCAGGCCTATCCCAATCAACCCAGACAACAGTAACAACTGTAGAGTCCATCTTTCTTGCGGGGTCAATTCCAACCACAACCGGGGAACGGTGCCAACTCTTAACAAGTTCTTGAGACGTGTCTCCAAGCTCATCCATAATCGTTGAGGTAAGGAACATACCTCTTTCCAAAAGCCACTTACAGTTGTACGACATCTGAAACTCATCTGAATCCTCTCCAACACGTAACATCTCCTTTTTAATAAACTTTTCGTAGTTATCGTTAAACTTTGCAACATCCCGCCAATCCCATTGGAAATGGTTTTGTTTGGCTGAACGTCCTGTTTGCCTACGCTTGTTCAATTGAATAGCTCTATAGAAGTTATTCTTTGAAGTAGTAGGGGTACCGGTTTTAACAATAGTAGCGTTGTAGTAAGCACCCATTGGAGAAATTGACTTAGACACAACAAAGTCATCTGCTTCTTGACACTCATCAATAATAATTAGGTGGAAAGACTTAGACTCGATCTTTGCACGAGGGTTAGCTGTCATCATCATAAGAGTAGAGCCTGAGTTCTTTAACTTGATGTTACGCACAACTCCAGGAGTTTTTGTAGCCATATCGTCAATCTCAGGATCTCCAAGAACTTCTAGGGCTCTTTCACTTGTAAGACGAGAAACAGTTCTACCGTACAGGGTTTCTACCTGTGATTGGATGGGAGCAAACATACCTACCCAGATACCATCTCCAAACTTACCTAGAAGTTCAGGGTACATCTTTGCAAGGCGTGGAAGGATAACCATCAATGTTGCAACGGTATTAGCAATAGTTTCTGACTTACCTGACTGACGAGAGGCAAGTGCGGTTACTTCTTCACCGTCATTAATAATAACTGATTCAATAATGCGTCTAGCAAGAGGTTCTTGATAAGCGTGCAGCTTATGACCCACTAGCATTTCCATAAAAGCCATAATCTTATTTATTAAGGCTTTTACAAACTCTTTAGACAGTTCGTCTAACTCATCCGGATCTTCTTCAAGCAGGTCGTCTTCTTCTAAACTTAATTCTTCATGGGGGTCTATTTCCTCAAATTGTTCTTCGTCGTACTCAAAATTATCCATTAGAGTGTCGCTTTACCAAAGACTCCAGAATAACGTGCAAAGCTTCTGCACCTATGCGGGCCTCTTCTAAAGAAGCAAGGTCTCTAGTTTTTTGCCAAGTAGAAAGATTACGACCAATTGTGTATAGGGCGTTCTCTGTCCAGGGCATTAAGTCTGATGTGGGTAGCGTCTCAACTCTTTTTTCTATACGAGACTTTTCTTTCTGTACTTTTTCTTTACGAAAATTAATGCTGATCATCTTGTGCTCCAAATCTAACAAAGTCCCAGTTTATTTCTTCGTCTGGGAGATATCTACCACGAATAGCATTGGTTAGTGCCTGGCTCTCATCATACGATGAATTCCACTTACCTACAACTAAAGCCAGTCTAGTGAACGGTAGTCGTATTGAAACTCCAACTCCACCCCTAAACGGTAAGGCTATTTCTTGAGTTTCAGCTCTTTCCCACAAAATTGGTGGCTTTACCGGATATACCAGTGTATGCCAATAAAGAGATCCAACAGTTCTTGGATTTGCCAATCTTATACCTCACAGTCGTGTCCCATAACTTCTACTTCTCGTAGAGGTTCTAAACAAATTTTACACCGATACCATCTTTGTACAGTAAAACTATTTTGAGATGTTCCGCCAACAGGAACCTCTACACCACCATCAGGCTGTGGTTGATAGTCTGAGATTACCTCAGGAGAATCAAACAGCTCTGGTGGGAATGGTCCCTTAGGCGAATGCGCAGTCTCAGGTACGGGATGCCCTTGTCTCGTAACTATGCGCTCAATGCGCATTATTCTGCAGGCGCTTCAGTTGTCTTCTTTGTAGTTTTCTTTGTTTCTTCTACTACAGGCTCTGCAACGGGTGTTTCTACTACAGGTGTCTCTACTACTGGTGCTGGAGCTACTGGTTCTTCAGTATTCCATGGTTTTGACCAAGTTGTCATGTGATTTTCCTCTCGTTAGACAAAAAGATATTCTACATGGGTTTCTTGGTTGCTGACCCCCTGTAGTTACTGCTACGGTATATCCATGGTTCAGGCATCTGGGCCATCACTAACTACGTAACAAAAGGGTTGCAGTACGAATCCGGCAGACATAGGCCGGATTGCTTTTATGCGGGTGACAGTCGCATAGGGTAAGAACTGGCCTTCTAGCCTAGGAGATAGTGTGAATAAAGATGCAACTTCTCAAATTGCAATTATGGTGGCCTATTTAATGTTGATCTGCGGTATCCCCGCAGCTATGGCTACCGAGCACATAAGTAAAGAAACCCCAACACAAACTATAGTAGAGGTCGTAGATCCACTCGACAGATACCGTGGGGCAACAGACCTGACTAATAGCGAGTTGAAAGACCTGCTATCCCTAGTCGGATTCAAAGGCAACAACCTAAAAGTAGCTTGGTCAGTAGTTATGAAAGAGTCCAGGGGTAACCCAGACTCACATAACAAGACTTCAGCCACAGGGGACAACTCCTATGGATTATTTCAGATCAATATGTTTGGCGATCTGGCAGAAAGCCGTAGAGAGAAGTTTGGTATCAAAACCGACGTGGAACTATTAGACCCGGTAATAAACGCTCAAGCAGCGTTCTACATGACTGGTAGGGGAACAAATTGGAGTTCTTGGGGTTACGGCCCTGGAGCTTACGATGGGGACCCTGAAGAACCAGGCATTACTAAATGGTTTGATGATTTCACTAAAAATTAAATAATAGTAAAGGCCCGGGAGACCGGGCCTTTTCTATTTACTTTTCGTTTTCTTTCTTACCAGCTCTTCGTTTATTCTCTTTTGCGGTGTTCTTACCATGCTTCAATGCCCTTAGGTTTCCCTTAGAGTCATTGCTGTGGTTGTTGTCCTTGTGGTCAACATCCGTTCCTCTAGGTAGTTTTCCGTTTTTAGATTCGTAATCGGCACGAGCCTTGTTTTTCGATGTTGTAACCCACTTACCGTTTACTTTTTTCTTGTAAACGTAGATAGGGCGACCTCCATTCGCTTTGGAACCTTTGTAGGGACCAAACTTCTTTTCTTCAGCCATTACTATCTCCCTTGCACGCACATGATGCGTTTAACTTACCACAAGGACCGCAGGTAAAACGTTCGTGTGATTCTAAAGAACCTTGAGATTCCAAGGTATTTTCGTAACTATGTACTTCTTTATAACTCTTGAGCTTAACTCCATAGGTAGAGGAAGCATTAACAACTTGAGGGTCATTCCAAGGACGTGCAGCTTTAGAGGTGCGATCTGCTACAGACATGCGTACAACGCCTCCACGACCGTCTCTAGAGCCGAAATGTAGGTCTTTCTTTGAACGTCCCATTAGTTTGATGACTCCCCGCTAGCGCCCCGTCCAGGCTTCTTATAGAGGTCAAACTTAGGTGCGTCAGGTTGGGCGTACGGTAAACCAGTTAAGTATTCGGCTGCCTCTCGTGCGTTGTGGCGCAGAGACTTATAACCATTAAACTTTTCAGGTTCAGGGGGGAAACTGGTTACTCTAGGCATGATTAGCTTTCAGTAGCTAATTTTTTAATGTTCTTCTTGTCTGCTCTAGAACCTTCTGGTTGTTCAAGCTTTGCATCGTCTGCACCAGCGTATCCGCCTTCAACTGCAATAACATCTTCTTTTCTTCCAAAACGCTTCTTAGCGTCTCCTTGAAGTCTCTTAGACGCTTCAGAAATTGGAACGACTGATCCAGCAGTTTCAAATGCATTCTTACGACCTTCTTTAACAGAGAAGTCTGGGAACAAACTTGGTTGAACCATAGCCTTTGTCTTCTTAGCTTTCTTTTCAGAAGGAACTACTGCACCTGCAGATCTAAGTGCAGATAACTCTTGAGCACCTGTCATGCCTGTGGTGTCCAAAGCAAACTGTTGTCCGCGGTTTGGATCCCTTGGTTTCTCATCACGATCTGTAGGAACGGTTCTTGTTGTTCTTACTTCTTCTTTAGTCTTTATTCGTGGAGCAAGGTCATCTTCTGTAAAAGTAGATTTGCCCACAGATGTTCCAACAGCTCCAGAAGACCATTTGTCTAATGGACCTTCAGCACGTGTGTATTGAGCTGGGGATACAATGTCTGTTACAGTCTTTGGAACTCCGGTTCCAGGAAGCTTACCTTGAACCATTCTAGGACCTTTAGCACTAAAGTCTGGAAGATCTGTTGGTGGCTTTGATCCCAATAGAACTGTTCCACTCTTTGCACTTGGTGGCTTAGGCTTATCAAAAGCTCTAGGATTAGGAGTAGGTGCTACAGGTGTATAAGTATCTTCATATTTTTCTTTTCCAAAACCTTCAGCAGCAACTTTTCTTTTTCCAGAACGCTTCATGCCACGAGGAACAGCACCGCTAGCCACATCAGCAATGTCATTAGCAACACTTGCTCCTTTTTTACGAGAAGTGCTAGAAGAACCATGTTCGCTTAACAGCTGTACTCTTAGGTGATCAATTAGGTCTACGCCTTTTGTAGGGCCTGCGCTGTAACGTAATACTTCTTGTCCGCCCTTTCCTCCACGAGTTTTTGTCTTATCCCAACCTCTGTATCCAGAGTCAAGTACTTCTCTACCGTCAGCCCCACGAGTTATTTTATTTACTATTCCTTCAGATCTAATAAACGAAGAAGGCATATCAGGGTGGTTTGCAGATACTGGAATGATTGCTTTAGTTGTTGGATGTTCCCAATACTCATCTCCATTTAGCGTTTGAGTAAAATCCTTCTTAGAAGTCTCATGCTGTACAACTTTTCCATGCAACCCTGCAACATACGCTGGTAGGCGCATACCTGAAGCGCTTGCAGCATTCTTGTAAACTTCTTCATCTCCAATGCCCAGAACACGCATTACTCTTGCATAAGCAGCGTGATGTTGGCCATATACGTGAATATGTTTGGTTGCTGGTGGATCATTTGGTGCAACGTCGTTTACTGTTTTGCCAGTAGATCTAGCTGTTTGAAGATCACGTGCATGTAGTTTTAAGGCTAAATCTAAATCTCCATTTTCAGATCCAGGAAGTCCCATTCCAGATTTCATACGATCAATAAGATTAGACGCAACTTCTGGTCTTTCTGTAACGTTTAGAGAAGCAGGCTTAGAAGCACCTGGTGGTCGAGAAGGTAGAGTTCCAAAATTAAGTACGCCAGTTTTTTCTTTACGTCCAGTACCTACTCGACGCTTAGAGCGTCCAGTTTCTTTTCCTAAACTAAGTGGCTCAACAGTTGGCTTAGCACGCAGTATGTCTGGAACATTTGGATTCTTAGGTATAGTCCCACCAGCAGAAATTCCTTCTAGCCGTGCAGCGTTACCTGCTTCAATAGATGCATTAGATGCGTCTTTTGATTGAGCAACAATTGTTTCATCTGCTCGCTGTGCGTTTTTTTCTATACCTTTTTTTACAACTTCATTTTTTGTGCGATCAAATTCATTTCCGCTAGAATCTCTACCTGTGTTTGAAGTATCTTTAGCCATTATGCATCTGCCTTTGGTGTGCGGGGCTTACGAACTTTAGTGGGTGTTGCTGCAGAGTCTGGATTAGTTATGCTATCTGAAGCAGTCTTCTTACCTAAGTTACGAGCAAATGTCGGACTCAGATCTGCGGCTTGCTCTATATCAATCTCTCCTGCTTTAAGAGCTGCTGTAGTATCTTTAAGAGTTGGGTTGCGAGTTTTTGCTTTACGTGCAGGATTGCTTGCACGATCTTTTGGAGGTGTTCCGCCAGCTGGTGGAGTAGGTGGAGTATCTACTTTATCTGGAGTATCTGTTTTTTCAATTTTGTATTTTTGACCAGTTGCTTGCATTGAAGGTCTTCCAGCATTATCAAAACCTCTTAAACCAGCTTTGGTCATGTCTGGACCTTTTGCAATTCCACGGTCTATTTCTCTACCAGCACGTTCATAACCTAACTCAGCACCCGCATCTTTAGTTGCCATGTCCCAAGTCGTGCGTTCTTTTCTATGAAACGTATCAACATCTGCTTTGCCTGCGTGTAAATCTAATTGAAGTTGCGCCATAGAACGTTCACGTCCTCTATCGGCAATTCCTCCAAATAGTTTTGAAAGCCAATTGCCTGTACCACCACTTGAGGGCTGTACAAAACCTTGATTATTCTGTGGTGCTGGCATAAGAAGGATCCGTTCCTTTGTTTAGATTAATATCATTTTAACTACTGCACCTGATTTTGTAAGTGCATCTGCCTGTTCGTTATAGTGATGGGCGCAGAACGTTAGGACGCCTGTACCAAAAAAGGCGCCAAACTGTGCTCTAGCAGAGCACTTGTCACATGCTTCCCGAACCCCCACCGTCGCCAGCTGCATCTCCTGCTGATCCTCCAACATCTCCGTCATTTCCAGACTCCTGTCCTGAGTTATTAGAATTTCCTGGTCCTACACCACCGTAATACCCACCGTAGTAACCATAACCACCGTAGTAAAGCTGTGACCAAGGAATGCCGCCAACAA